TCTCTCGTAACATACCTGTCATTTGTTCTAATGACAAATAACTGTTAGCCGCTACTCTTTCAAGATCAAATAAGTTATTTGTAAATGTTGCACCTGTTGAACTTAGTCCATCAAACGTATCAATTAAATTTGCACTGTGTCCAACTATAGCACCTGCGGCTGCACCAAATACAGCACCCAAGGCACCAAACTGACTAGCATTTTTGTCTACTGCGTCACCTAGTGACTTCATATTCAGGCCAGTTCCAGCAACTTCTCCGCCAAAGTTGATTAATCCTTTACCAGCACCAAGTACTGCGTCCAGCATTTTTTTGCCTCTGGCTGCAAATGTGTTTGCACTTTTGGCTGCATCTTCTAATGCATCAGTGGCATCTGAACCAGCACTTGCTAGTCCTTTTAACTTGACCACTCCTGTTGTTAATTCTTTTGTGTTTGCCGCACGAGCTTTTACTTCTGCAACAGCAGCTGGAGTTTTACCAGTTGCACTTTTTTCCATTAAGTTAACTAATCGTTCAAGTGTTTTCTCAGTTGCTACGTCACTGATTTCTACTCTACCACCGTCTATGTCTACTGTAACTGCCATAATCTACCCAGATAAATACTATTGTACTAATGTACATATGTTTATTTATCGGAGCAAAACATGGATGAAAACGCGAATCCTTTAAAACAGGATCAAAATCCCTTAACCGGATATTTTCGTAAACCTGAAGTATATGTGTCTCTACCCAGCAAAGGAAACTACTATGCACCTGGTGCCATAGATTTTCCACAAAATGGAGAGATAGGTGTATTTCCAATGACTGCAAAAGACGAGTTAGTTTTTAAAACTCCAGATGCACTACTTAACGGAAGCAGTACCGTTGAAGTTATTAAGAGTTGTGTACCTGCTATTAAAGACCCGTGGTCCATACCAAGTTTAGATATGGATGTTTTATTAATTGCTATTCGTATTGCAACATACGGTAATCAAATGGATATTACCGCTACTTGTCCTACTTGTCAAGCAAAAAATGAGTTTGGCATTGACTTAGCAAACTTAATTGACCAAAGCGGAAAATGGGTGTTCAATGATACTTTGCAAGTAGATGATTTAACAATTAAATTTAAACCACTATCATACAAAGACTTAAACACTGAAAATCTTAGACAGTTTGAAGAAGCAAAAATTATGAGAATTGTCAATGATGAAACAACAACTGATGAACAAAAACAACAGTTGTTTAACGATACATTCTTAAAACTTACTGTACACACAGTTGACTTAATTGCTAAAACAATTTTTAAAATTACTACTGCTGATGGTACTGAAGTAACAAACATTAAACACATTAACGAGTTTGTTCACGGAGTTGATAGAAAGATGTTTGATACTATTCAAAAACATCTTGACAATGAAAGAGTGAATAACAGTTTTGCAGAGTTTGAATTAACTTGTGAAAATGAAGGTTGTGATACAAAGTATAACACACCTATAGTATTTGACAATTCAAATTTTTTCGCATAAGGCTTCTGAGTCTTAGCAACGAAGATATTGAATCGATGCTAAAGCAGTTCGACACAGAAGCCGACACTATTAGAGAAAATATATTTAAAATAGTTTGGTATATGCGTGGTGGCATTAATCTGGATCAGGCATTCATGCTCAATCAGAAAGAGCAGAAGATTATCTACGATATCGTTTCGGAAAACATCAAGAATACAGAGAAGAGCGGAATGGCATTACTTTAGTATCACACTATAAGATGAACTAAAGTTCATCAGCAATTTCGTTTTTCAAACTCATTGCTTTTTTCTTAATTAATAATATACAACTAAATGATTATATAACTGAAGTCTTCATGCAGATCGTTTCAGTCAGACGGAACCTGTTTAAGGGTTCCATCTAATCTTGACTTCATGCGAGTATTATCCAGCCGAGACTTGGAAGTAGGTATTGTTTATACACAAGTTTGATGGGCTCTGACCTTTCCCAACCTACGTCGACATACATATTGCTATGTTACCCCACGCTTCGTTCCTGTTGCCATGGGTTTTTACAAACTATATTGTGTTTTTTGATTGACAGTAATTCAATCTATACTAACCGGTGAGCCCAATTTGTTTGATGGCTTCCACACTCTGGTGTGTTGATCTGTATGTTGCGTGTGTTCCTATACGGAAACTTTTTCCACAGCGGAATTCTAAACTGGCCCGCTAACCTTAAGTACTGTAACTATAATTGTTGATTGTTCTTGAACTGTTGAATGCCTTCGTGGAGAATTTTGCTACTGCCTACGCGAACGTTTATAATGCCATTATAGTAATCATCTGATAAAAGAACTTCCCTGTCAAATTGTTCCTTTGCTTCAAGATAACTCATTAAGCCTCTACTTGAACAAAGATATAATATTTCACGTGTGAAGTTTGTACTGCCTAGCTCTGCTACATCTGCCTGTAAGTGATCTGAAGATCCATAATATTCTCTCCAATCACTTTCTACTGTGGTTCGTCTTTTGTTTTTCTTACCTTTAAGAGGTGGTTTTGTTTTTTTAAATTTTGCTAATTTTTTGCCAATGTATTTTTTGTTGCTTTTTAAGTTGGTTATTAAGTAAACAAATCCTTCAACGTCACTTGGTAACTGCTCGATAGGATCACCTTTATAAGTCCAACTCATTTCTTTTGTTTTCTTAACTGTTGTAATTGTAATGCCTTCTTGTGGTAATAGTCAACCTTTTTCTCTGCGTAAAATGGTAAAACGTTAGGAAGTATACCATGTATAATACTAACGATACCTGTGAGTATAAGATCGAGTCCTGCCACAACAGCAAATTTGCCATGTTGAAAGTAACCTTTGCGGGCTTCTTTAAGATGAGCTTTAATTTGAAACATACTTCTGCCTTAATTTTCCTATATCAGGTTTTCCTAATACATTAAGCTCTATGGGTATTATTAGTTTATCATAACTGATACCCTGGCCTGTTAATTTCTGGATCAAACTGTCAGTATTCACTGAATCGTCATTCACACAGACTACAACATGTGTCTGAGAAGTACCAAACAACACAATTTTTGTTGCTTGACTTTCGTCAACAAGTTGTTGCGGATTAACTAATTCTCCGTTAATCCTAATAAAATCTTTATTACGTTTTTCAAAATAATAATTATCGCCAACCGTGTTTACACGGTCACCTGTATTTAATGTATCCACATTAGAATCGTTAATTTGCTTTGCTAAATGCTTACTTTTAACAATTACTAATTCACCGTGTCTGTCAATTTTGTATTCAGCAGTATCATCACAGTTTACACCCATATCCTGCTGATTATAATCAGCAATGTTTTGTTTGTTTACAAACTTATGCATAATAGGAGGCAAACATTCTGTTAGTCCGTATATTACAACAACATCATCAACACCTTGCTCAATTAGTTTTTCACAAAATGTTTTTGGAATTGTTGAACCTCCAGTTAGTACATAGCGAACATGACTTAAATCTAACTTGCTTAAATTTTCGTATTGTTCATAGTTTGATGGAAACAATAACATTGTATCAGGTTTGTGTTTATTAAATGTTTCAACATCATAAGTGTCCCACAAATGTGGCAAAACGACCTTTTTACTAGAAAATAATGCAGGAAAGAAATACACAGTACTAACACCTAAGTGTACAATATTATGATAAAACCAACTTGTTTTTGCATCTTTCCAGTAGTGCTTGATACTATCGTTCGAAGCACAAGTAATACTTTCGTGTGTATGTGTTACTGTTTTAGAATGCCCTGTTGTACCACTAGTAAACGATTCTAGTATAATATCGTTATGGTTAACACGATAGAGTTTTGATGGTTCAATATTGCCATCTAACTCAATGTGAGGAACATTAATAGTTTTTACAGTTACAGGTTGTATTCCACGAGTTAGAACAATTTTAATATTGCTCCTTGCACAGTACTCGTCATCAATATAATGGTCACCACTAATAACAGGAACAAGTCCGTAGTCAATAGAAGCAAACACTACTGCTAGATGATGTATGTCTTCTTGCAGACACAATGAAATACGATCGCCTCTTGTAAGTTTTTGACTTTCAAAGAAACGCTGATATCCTCCAGCAAGACAAGTTAACTCATCTTTACTGTAGATACGTTCGTTAGTGCAATCATGTATTTCAATATCGTTTTGTAATCTCGATATTGAAATCATTACATGCTGTTTTTCTTTTCTTGAATCTCAGCACGTCTTGACTTAGTAAGTTTACCAATGTCTCCAAGTGCCTTTCTTGCTCTAGCGGCTGCGGCTTTAACGCCTTTGTCTTCCCAAGCGGCATGCTCTTTTAAGTATGCATCATAGGCCGCTACGATTTGTTCGTGAATTTGATCTGCCATGTTGTTCTCCTATATGACTTCTATATCTGTATTATAACTTGTAAACCCATTCTCTTTTGTAACTGTGAGTATGTTGTTTACACGACCAGCAAGTTCGTCTTTGTGCGACACAAGCCACACACTCTTTTTACGTTCTCTGCTAATCTTCTTTAATATGGCAAGCGAGTTTTCAACTCCACTTGAGTCCATTCCACTATCAACTAATTCATCAATGAATAACAAATTAATTGGCTGGTATAGATTTTCCCATACATCACGGAAAGCCCAACTTAAACTTAATATAAGTCTGTTGCGTTCTCCACGACTTAAATTGTCAAAATCTAAATCTCTTCCAAGCTCTTGTATTTCTACTGTTAGATCATTTAAGAAAACAACACTATGTGGTAATCCTATACGTTCTAAATAAAATGCTAATCGCTTGTTTAAGAATGCTAAATTTTGATCAATAATTCTTTTTCTTATAAAACTATCTTTACTAGTTAGTAATCGTTGTAAAAACTCCTGATGGTCTTTGACTCTTACAAGTTCGTTAAGTGTAGTATAATCTACTTCTTGTATTGCAGTCTCCTGCATTTCTTGTATTTGTTCTGCATATGGATCTACTTGTGCTAGTAAACCATCTAGTTCTGCTTTTAGTTTATCTAAACTGCCTCGGTGATCATATGCGTCATCAAGTGACTCATAAAATACATTAGGAACTTCTCCAAGTTCTCCTAACTCATCTAGTTCAATATTTAACTTATTTTCTTCTACACTATTTTTTTCTACAATATCAGTTGCTTCTTGTAGAGATTCTTTTTTACTATTGATTGTATCTTCTTGTTTGTTATCATGTATTTCTTGTCCACATGCATAACATTTATGTTGACTTAGTAGTGCTAATTCTTTTTCAAGTTTCTGTATACTTTTATTATTACGTTTTGTTTCAGCAGTTATTCTATCTAGTAAATCAGTTGTTTCTTTGATTTGTCTTTGCTTAGTTTTATACTCTTTACGTTTACTATGTGCTTCAAGCTCTGCTTCAATGTCAACATGTGATAGTGCATCAAGTCCTTCTTCAAGTTGTTTGGCATCATTGTCGTGTTTAGTCTTCCACAATGTTTGTCTACGTTTAAGTGCCTCAACTTGTCCTTCAATACGACTGTTAGCATCAATTTGACTTTTAATACTGAACTCTTCAGTAGTTGCTAATTCTTTACTAACTTTTAATTGTTCTTTTAGTACATCTGCTTTTTCACTAAGCAATGTAATACCTAACAACTGTTCAATAATAGCACGTTGATCATTTGCCTTCATACTAAGGAAAGGTTCAGTGTATGTGTTTAGTGCAACAATGTGTTTAAACATATTGTGTTGCATACCAAGTAAACGTTCAATTTCTGCTTGTGTTTCTCTACTGTCACCTTGTGCAGAATCACTTGCTTCTTGTTCATGATTGTTAATATAAAACTTTAGTACATTTGGCTTACGTCCTCGTTCAATACGATACTGTAATCCTCCAAGTTCAAACTCACAAGTAACTAACATATTCTTACCGTTAGTTTTGTTTACTAAGTTATCTCTACGAATGTTAGTTAAAGCCAATCCATATAGTGCATAACTTAATGCATTAATTATAGTTGTTTTACCTGTACCGTTTCTTGAACCATTATCACCACCACCTGTATCTAAGTTTTCACCTAGTACAAGTGTTAAGTCATCACGATTAAAATCAACTGCTTGGGTACTATTACCCACACTCATAAAGTTTTTTGCTGTAAGACTGTTTATTTTAAACAATTATAGATTCCTGTATATTTCCATTAATAAATTACTGTCGTACAACTCACTTTGTACTGCGGTAAGTTGACTGTATACAATACTATCAACACTTTCAAAGTTAATTTCTACTTGCTCATCATAATCTGTTTCAACGTTCTTTTGTGGTAATAGTGCAAGTTCTCTTACATCATATTGCTCATAAAATGTTTCTTTTATAAAGTTTGCTTCTTCATAACTGATATCAATATCCAAGTTAATTCTTGCATACGTTTTAGGTAACAATAGTTTATCTGGATTATCAAGTAAGTCACTAAGTTTTAGCACACGATACTTTGGAGCATCATGCCATTTATGAAATACATGTGGTTTGTCCCATTCAAGTATCATTGCACCTCTATCATCGTCCCATGCATCTGAATAGTTGTGCGGAAAAGCATTACCGATGTAACTTATGTTTCCTACTTCTTGTCTTTTGTGAAAGTGCCCAGTAAACATACGTTCAACACCTTGAAAGTGGTTGTTCTTTAGTTCACCGTGATCGGGCATTTGTATCATTGCGTTCATATAAAAACTAGGAAGTTCAAAATGTCCTAGCATATACTTTGCTTCAATCTTTTTAATTTGTTTCCACTCGTCGCCAACGAGCCACGGAACAA